TCCTTGCGCTTCGACCTAGAACAGTTATTGAGCTTTTGCCGCATGACGGGCATGGCGTAAGCCATCCTGCTGGCTGCGGCGGACAGTGTAACGGTCCGATGCTCGGGCAGTGGATAAGCATCGAGGTCAAGAGCGCGACAGGAAAGACAACGCCCGCCCAGCAGAGCTTTCTGGATCAGGTGAACGCGGCGGGCGGCAGAGCGTTTGTGGCACGGAGCGTGGATGACGTGGCCCGCGAACTCGATTTCCCACCCTCCCCCACCGTCGGCGGCCGGCCGATCTCGTGGGCGACGGCGCGGCGGATCAGCAAGGATGGGCCATGAGCGCCTGCCCGAATAATCTGGCGGACGCCACGCGCTACTTCCGGCGGCTGTTCCTCCTACACCACCTAGCGGCAGCCGGGACGATCACCGCGACCGCCACGCAACTCGGGACGCAGCGGACGTACATTACCCGCCTCAATCGGCAATTGGACGTCGAAGGCCCCCGATCTTCGAAGCGCCCGGAACGGACATGACGACACCGATGGATGATCTCAGCCCGAAAGCACGCGAACTCAAGCGGTTCCTGGAGCATCTCGTGACCGTCCATGTGACGACCGATCTCGCAGGCGTGTCGGGGTGTGGGCAGTGCGACCACTTCAAGGCGGCGCTGGCATGAGCTCTGCTCGCTGCCTCGCCCGCCTTCTGACCCTCGCGGCGCTCGCCTGTCTCCTGGCCGTCTCCCTCTGGCCCGAGCCGGTCTGCCGGGCGTGCGGGGCGGAGATTTTGCGGGATAGCGTGCTGCTGAGGGCGCGGTGATGGGATTCAAGTCGGGCCGGAAAGTGACGTTCTGCGCGGAGCGGCTCCAGCAGGCCCGCGAGTGCCGAGGATTGAGTCAGCGACAACTCGCCGCAAAAGTCGGCGTGCATGTCGAGTTCGTCAAGGAATGGGAGAAGGGCGGCTCGCTGCCGAAGCGCGGCACGTTTTCAGTAGATCAAGTCGCCTCGCTGGCTCTCGCGCTCGGCTTTCCCGTCTCATTCTTCTACCAAGAGCCACCGCCTCCGCTCGGTCCTACCTCACTGGACTACCACGGCACCAGACTCGTCTGTGATGCCTGCGACGAGGATGTGGAGTCGTGGCAAGTCGTCGAAGCGAACGGACAAGACTTCCACCCTGAATGCTCACCGCCCCGTGATAGAGCGGGAGAGACCAAGCCATGACCGCCCTTGATCGGCAGACGGCGCTGGAGCGGCTGTACGTGGCCGCGCTCAACATGTACAAACAGTACCGCGACGCTCCACGGGATATCGTCATGCAGCTTCGAGATGCTCTCATCGCCGTTGAGGAGGCCGCGCTGGAGGGGGAACTCAAGGAACGAATGGAGTGGTGGCGGGCTCGCTGGGAGAAGGAATGTGCCGACCTCGCCGACGCCCGCGCGGCGATTCGAGAGGCGGGCATATTGCTCCGCCATGCCTATGGTCCCGTAGAATCTGCGAAGCCGTGGACCGAATACGATCTATGGCTCGCCCTGCCCGCTGTCGTCGCGGCGTTGGAGGAGAAGAAATGATGCTCTACCACGGGGACTGCCGGTGATACGCCACGATCCACAGGAGGTCCGCGAGAAGCTCGCTAGCCGAGTTGTCGTCGCGTCCATTAGCGGCGGCAAAGATAGTGCGGCGATGAGCCTCTATCTTACCGAGCTTGGCGTCGAACATCGGCGCGTGTTTGCCGACACCGGATGGGAGCACGCACTGACCTACAAGTATCTGCGCGGTCCGTTGACGGCACACATCGGCGCGATCGACGAGGTGCGCGGGCCCCGACCAATGGACGATCTTATCCGCCACAAGAAGATGTTCCCGGCGCGGATCAAGAGATTTTGCACAGAGCATCTCAAGGTGAAGCCGTTACAAGCATACTTCTTGGCGCTGTCAGCCGAGGATGACTATGTAAACGCTATCGGCATCCGGCGCGGCGAATCGGTGGCGCGGGCGGCCGCCGTCGAGTGGGAATGGAGCGAGTCGTTCGACTGTGAGGTCTGGCGGCCCCTCGTAGAGTGGACCGAAACAGATGTGATCGAGATCCATCGCCGCCATGGCCTGCCGCCCAACCCGCTCTATCTCATGGGCGCGCGCCGTGTCGGCTGCTGGCCCTGCATCTTTGCCTCGAAAGCAGAAATCTCGTTGGTCGCAGAGCACGATCCGGCACGAATCGACACGATTCGCGCACTCGAAGCCGAGACCAACGCCAGTCGCATGGCGACGTTTAGCGCCCGTGGCGAGATGATGCGCTACCCGGCCACGTTCTTCACATTGCGCCCAGATGGCAAAACCCACGTAGCTGCGCCGATCGACGCGGTGGTGGAGTGGGCCCGTGAGAGCGGTCCGGAGCAGCCGACACTCTTTGACGAAGGCTGCATGCGGTGGGGCTTGTGCGATACGACGGAATGAGCCGCCGTCGCCGCGGCGGTGAAGGAGGAGGAGTCCATGACCGCAACGGAATTCTTCGATCCTCAGACGGATAACCCCGCCCATGCCGACTGACGAGACGCCCAGCGCGGCGGCGGTGGAGAAGGCCGAGAGTCTCTGGACTGATCTTGCCACCCATAACCGAGATACGTGGGAAAACGTCACGCTGATTGCCCTCGCCGAGCAGGCGCGGGAGATCGCCCAGCTCACGACGATCCTGACCGACGTGACCGCGGACGCGAACCTGAGCCATCAGCAGATCACGAGACTGGAAGAGGAGGTCGGGCGGGTGCGGGGGGCGCTGGAGAAAGCGAGGGAAACGATCCAGGCACTCCATGGTCAAGAGGCATGGGATATCTACGAACAGCACTCACCCGAAATGAAACAGATTGACGCCGCCCTCCGCGTGACGCCAGAGGCGGGGGGATGATGATCCGCCTCCTCCGCCACGCCGCCCAGACCCCGCTGATGCTCGGCCTGCTCGATTATCCCGCGCCCGGCCAGGTCGTCGCCTGCCCCGTGCTCTTCCTCGACGGGCGGTAGTCCTCATGCCAGATGATCCGATCCTCTATCGCTTTCGCGTGACGTTTCTGAACGTGCACAACGGCGTCACGTACGAGGTGCTCGTCTCCACGCCGATACGGTGGAGAGCGCTCCCCCTTGCGCAGACGGCGCTCAGTGAGCACCTGACGAAGACGGCCGGGCAGGTTCACGACTGGGTGCATTACTCGACGGCGGAGCTCCCCAAGGCATGACCCGAGGCCGACTTGACAACGGGTTCGCTCCCATGATAGCCGCCCTGACGCCTCGCTGATGCCCACGCTCGCCGACTGGCTCACGTCGCGCATCCCCCCGAACAGCCTTGAGGCCGAGCGCGCGGTCCTGGGCGTCGCCCTCCTCGACCGCGCCGGGCCGGCCGCGCTCTGCCGGACGCTCCGCGCCGAGGACTTCTACGCCGAGAAGCACCGGCACATCTACGCGGGGATCGCCGCCCTCCTGACCGCCCAGAGCGCCGTGGATCTCCTCACGCTGCCCGAGACGCTGCGCCAGCAGGGGCACCTCGAGGAGATCGGCGGTCCGGCCTACCTCGGCCAGCTCATCGAGGAAGCGGCCCTCCTGACCGCCATGCCGGACTACTGCCGGTTGATCCAGGACAAGGCGGCGCTGCGGGAACTGATCCGGCTCAGTACGGAGACCGTCCAGCGCGCGTATGAGAACGGACAGCCCGCGAGCGAGATCGCTGGACAGGCGACGACGGCCCTGGCCGCGGTCATGCGGAGCGCCGGGGGGCGACCGAGGCCTGCGATGCGCCCGCTCGCCGACCTCCTCGCCACGCCACCGGCGCGGCCCTTGTGGCTCGTAGAGTCGCTGATCCTGCAAGGCGCCAACGGCTGGATCGGCGCCGGGGCGAAGGTCGGCAAATCCCTGCTCGCCTTAGATCTCCTCCTCGCCTGTGCCCTCGGCCAGCCCTGGCTCGATACCTTCGCCGTCGCCCGTCCGCTCACGGTCGCCTTCGTCGAGGAAGAGGATTCCGCCTGGCGCGTCTACGAGCGGGCCACCCGGCTCCTGGCCGCGCGAGGCGCCCCCATGCCGACCGCGTTCTTTCTCACGGTCCGCACCGGCGTCCAGCTCGATCAGGAAGCCTCGCTCGGCCCGCTGCTCGACCTCCTGCGCTCGCGCCCGGTGGATCTCGTGTTCTGGGACGTGTTCAACCGGCTCCACACGCTCGACGAGAAGCGCCCCGATCAGATGCTCCCGCTCCTCAAGCGCGTGGACCGCCTCCGCGATGAGTACGGGTGCGCCAACCTGATCGCACACCACGCCCGCAAGCCCGGCGTCTCCGGCCCCGACCTCGCCTCCGGCGGCCAACAGCTCCGGGGGCCGAGCGAGTTCTGGGGCTGGGCCGAGAACAGCCTGTATCTGAAACCGCTCAAAACCAAGGGCGCGCTCATCGTCGAACCCGAGAGCAAAGACGCGCTCGTCGCCCCGTTCAAGGTGCACCTCGAGGACCTCGGGCCCGACAGCCGGCGGTGGGTCTATGACGGGGAGGTCGCGGCCAGGGTCAGTGATGGCGAGGCCACACGGACCCTCATCCTTGATGCCCTGGCACTCAATCCGATGACCGTCGGACAGCTCGTGGACCACACGAAAAAGACGGATCGGACCCTGAAGAAACATCTCGGCGCGCTCGAAGAAGATGGGGCCGTCGAGGCCACCAAGGAGCCCGGTCGGGCTGGGCGAAAACTGTGGATGCTGCGCTCTAAGACAGAAGAGCTGCCGTTCTGAGGAGGCCGACGGTATGACGGTGTGCCACGGTGTGAAGTTCATACGGCTTCATACCTACAAGTATGTGATTGGAAAGACGTATCGGGCGCCAGTCCGTTACCGTCACGGTGTGAAGGTAGAGCCATCACTGCGACGGTGTGAAGGTATGAAGCGCACCCTAAAGGGGTGCTTCATGCACTTCATACCGTCGTGGAGGCGGGAGACGTGAGCGCCCAGCTGAGCAACCTCCCTGGCCTTCAGCAGGCCGCCTACTGGTTCACCATCGCCGACTGCGCCATGGCCCTGCGCTGTAGCGTGCGCACCGTCCGGCGACACCTGCCATCGGTGCCAAAGGCGGAGCGCGTCAAGGTCACACGGAAGATCGATGGGGTGCGGACCACGCGCTATTGGCGAGTCTCGCCGGCCGGCCTTCGTGTCTTGGGCCGTCTGACACGGCAGGCGCCGTATCTCTAGACGCGCTGCGTTGCAAAAATCGTCTTTTCGACTGGCCACCTACACCGTGTCACCCTGAGACCTAGCCACCCTAAGGGGTGGCCACTACCGCCTTGCATAGGCACGCCGTCGTCAGAGAAAGTGTTGATCGTGAAGGCAAATCTCTGGCCTCTGCGAATGCTGAGTGGCGCGCTGGCGTCGGTAATCTCCCGTACAGTCCCCGCACGTCGTGATGGAGGAGCGCGAAATGTAGAGAGAAATTCGGCGCAGGATTCTGCGCGAGAACCCGCGGGCCGCTCGCGCGTCGACGTCGAGGCCCGCCGGTTCATTGCTGGCTCGACTTCCCCAGGCAACACCGCCACACAGACACCACGCGCGGTTTCCGGAAAATCTTTCCACGCAGAGTTGTACGCAGAGATTCCACCGCCGCTTCCGGCGCGAGTGAGGACGTGATGGCGCACGAGTTCAGGAAATCGTCCGCGATGCTCTCGTTCCTCGAGGAGCAGGTCTATCTCCCGTTTCTACGCAAGGCGTATCAACGCATCGACGAGGGCATGGACGCGGTGAAGGTCAAGGTGTTGCAGTATGAGGGGAACGTCGTGCTCGGTCCCGCGCAGGTGGATTACACCGAGCGGCGCGAAGCCGCGAAGGAAGCGTTGAAGTTGGCGGACCACTACCCCGATCGCCTCGACGTGAACCTGGGCGGCGACGGGTTGACGGTGATCTTGCAGGGCCTGGACGAGAGCAGAGTTTGAGTTTCGTCAAGCGGGGAGATCGTGGACTGCTGACTGAAATTACCTGTCTCGAACGGCTGGTTACGCTGGGATACCGCGAGATCTTCAAGCCAGCTCTGTCGGACCGAGGTGTAGACCTCGTCGTGCGGACAGCGACGGGCTACCACGGGGTCCAGGTCAAGACAGCGACGCCGAAGAAAACGCGCGGCGGTCGACTCTCATGGACGCTTGACCTCGCCGCCGGCGTCGCTCGCCGCGGGACATTGCGGCACTCGGATCCCGTAGCGTATTACCGTCAAGCCGGCGTATCGGTGATGGTCGCCCGCGTCGAGGCGGGATTTTACGTGCTGCAGCTCGCCGATTGCGGATCGGTGAATACCTCGCTAGAGAGCCGGTCGTATTTGTGGGAGGCGTGGGAGCGCGCGCTGGGCGGGCCGCCAGAACTCTCGGACGAAGCCGAAGTTCAGTCTCTTGAACGACAGATGAGGTTGCTGAGTTGAAGACCGCCACGCAGGGCACAGGAGGCCACGATGAACGAGCGACCGATCGACTGGCTGGTGCTGGCGAACAAGTACGGGATCTGGTTGGAGCAGGGGCGGAAGCGCCTGGTGGAGTGGCGGGAAGCGAACCGGACCGCGGGCGACGACGAGCAGGGGTGCCGGGCGCGGTGGGACGCGCGGGACGCGATGCGGACGTGGTGCGCGGCGTTGAAGCGGGAGCTGGATCTCGACGTGGGCGAGGGCGTCCGCGCGCGGGTGAACTTCGCGGCGACGGGGAGTCCGCTGGGGACGAACGAGCTCGGGGAGCACGAGGCACGGCTCGCCGCGCTCGACCGGCTGATTGGGCAGTTACTCAGCCAGGCGGGGCCGCTGACGGGGTAGTCGTGCTCGACCACGATCCGTGGTTCGACACGCCGCCGGTGACGACGGCGCCCACGATCGAGGGACCGGCGCCGGCGGCCGCGCCGGCGCGCTTCGAAGAGGTCGTGCCGCCGACGGTGGCGGAAGCGCTCCAAGGCCCGGAGCGGATCAAGGGGCTGTGGGGTCCGGTGCGCACGGGCAAGTCGCGCGGGGTCATGCGCTACGTCCTCGCGCATTGCCGGAAGTACGCGGCGCAATTCCTCGGCGAGACGATCCGGTGGCTCTTCGTGCGCGATACCTACGAGTCCTTGCGCGCAACCAATCTCAAGACGCTCCTCGAGCTGCCGCCGCTCGGGCGCTGGGGGCGGTGGAACGAGCAGAAGAAGACCTTTACCGTCGCGCTGCCGACAGGGCAGCGGGCGGAGTTGCTCTTCATGGGGCTCGATGACCCGAAGGACGTGTCGAAGCTCCAGTCGCTCGATCTCTCCGGCTTCGTGATCTGCGAGCCGGCAGGCGGCCTCGATCCCGACACGGAGCGCGTCGGCCTGGGGATCCCGGAGGACGTGTACTTGATGCTCTGCTCGCGCCTCTCCGTCCCGATTGGCCTGGAGCGCGTGGTCGGCATTCTCGAAGGCAACACGCCATCGGCGGGGCACTGGACGGCGCGCATGATCCGCGATGAAGCGTCGGCCGAAGTCCTCTCGGTCTTTTCGGCGGCCGGGTTGCCGACGGGCGAGGTGCGGCGCCGTGCGATGCCCGGCCGCACGGCCTCGGTCCTCTCGGCGGACGTGCCGGCCTGGGAAGCGCCCATTCTCCACTCGCGGCCCGGGTACTTCGACGAGCTGGAGCAGTTGTACCGGACCTCGGGTAAGGGGACGGCCTACATCCGGCGCTACCTTCGCGGCGAATGGCTGCCGACGCTCACGGGTGCCTTTACGCGCAACCAGGTGCCCACGATCGCCCGCGACGACTGCCCGCCGTTCGACGCGATCGTGGCGACGCTCGATCCCTCGACGGGTGTGGCCAAGGGCGATCGCTCGGCGCTCGCCGTCTGCGGGATCACGCAGAGCGGCTTTGCGTACCTGCTCGACCTCCACGTCGGGCGTTTTGAATACGCTGAGCTGATCGAGCGGATCTTCGCCGTCCAGATACGCTGGGCGCCGGGGGTCGTCGGCATCGAGGCGGTCGGCTTCCAGGTCTGGTTGGGCGCCATTCTCGCGGAGAAGAGCGCCGAGCGGGCGGTGCGCGTGCCGGTCCAGGAACTCAAGCGCGACTCCAAGCAATCGAAAGAGCTGCGCATCGAGGCGACGCTCGGCGTCCGGCTCAGTGAGCGGCGGCTCGTGGTGGTCGAGGGCTGCCCGAACCTCGACGTGCTCTGGGCGGAGCTCGAGAGTTTCGGGCAGTCCGGGGGCCACGACGACGTGCTGGACGCCCTCGCGGACCTCGACCAAATCGTCGGGCTCGCGTTCCCCGCGGCCGACGTCGGGATCCCCGACGGCGGAGGGCCTCGCGGCGGGCGTGAGTCCGGCGTTCGTGCGCCGCTCTTCCCGCAGCTCGCGGCGGTGGAGTCGGCTGCCGCGCGCGGGGAGCCGATCGACATCGATCGCCGCTTCTGGTCGCGGCAGCCGGCGGGATTCTGGCGTGGGCGATAGCCGGCCTCCCTTGGGCCCCCGTCTCGGTCGCGTGCATGCCTTGCGCAACCGCGGCGCTGTCTACACGGAAGGGCTCCGGACCTCGCTCCAGGCGGGTTTGCTCGGCGCGGGCGTGGCGAAGGGCGCGGGGTTCACCGATACGGCCTGGGCAACCTACTTCGGGCTGGCGATCCTGCTTGGGATCGAGCTGGCCAAGGTGCTCCTCGGCTGGCTCGATTATCGCTTCCACGTGATCCAGACGGAGCAGCGGATTGCGGCGGAAGCGAGTCCCGTCACGATGCGGATGGTCCACGCGCTCGAAGCATTGGTGCCGAAATGAAGTACGGCGTCCGCGCCCCGAAGACGAAGCCGGTCGTGCGGGCCGCCGAAGCGGTGGGGGCGTTCGCGGGCGGCCTGGTGGACAAAGACGATTACCTTTTCCGGCGCCTCTCCACGGGCCAATCCGGCGCCTCGACGCGACGCGATCTCTCCCCGATGGCGCAGGACCGGATGCTCGAGCTGGTGTTTTTCCTCTGGGAGTCGAATGCGATCGCGCAGTGGATCATCGAGACGACGATCGACTTCACCGTGGGTGAGGGGGTAACCATCGAGCCGCTCAACGACGACGTCGGCGCGGTGCTCACCGCCTTCGAGGATGATCCGGTCAATCAGCTGCTGGCGCGTCTCGAGGGCTTCGCGCGGGACTTCGGCCTCTACGGCGAGCTCTGCCTGCCCGCCTTCGTGAATCAGGTCGACGGCCACGTGCGCCTGGGCTATCTCGACCCGCTCGAGATCAAGGAAGTCCTGACCGATCCCGACAACGCGCTCGTACAGACGGCCGTGGTGCGCAAACCGCCGAGCGGGGATCGTGGTCCCGGGGAGCTCTACAAGATCATCCGCGGGGAAGCAGATCGGGCGAATCCTGCCTATGGGCAACTGGTCGGCGCGGAACCCGGTGAGACCGAGCCCCGCACGGGGCGCGTGTACAAGGGCCAGTGTTTCCTCTTCCAGACCAATCGCGTCAGTAACGCCCGCCGGGGTCGGTCGGATCTGCTCTCGCTGATCGACTGGGTCGACGGGTACGATGCGTTTCTCTATGACTCCATGCAGGCCGCGCAGCAGTTCAATTCGTATATCTGGGACGTGACGCTCGACGGCGCTGATGAAGCCACACTCAAAAAGTGGCTCGCCGCGAATCAGACCGTCAAGCGCGGCATGATCCGGGCCCATAACGAAAAGGTGAAGTGGGCAGAGCTCTCGCCGGATCTGAAAGCGCAGGAAAAAGATACGTTCCTCCATTTCCTTCGTGGGCAGATCCTCGGCTCGAAGAGCTTCCCGGAGCACTGGTATGGGCAGGGGTCGGATGTCAACTTCGCCTCGGCGAAGGAAATGGCGGCCCCGCCGGGCAAGCGGTTGGGACGCCGGCAGCAGGAGATCAAGCGGATTGTCCAGACGCTCTGCCGCTTTCAGATCCATTCTGCGCAGCGTGCCGGCACCCTGAAAGCCACGGTGTTGAGCGGCTCGACAGTCTCTGCCGACGGCGCAAGCGCCGCGCTGGCAGTGCCAGCAGATCAGGCCTACCGGATCGTGCTCCCAGAGATCTCGACGAAGGACACCGCACAGACCGTTGCCGCCGCGGCGTCGCTGAGTGCGGCCCTGACGCAAGCCGTCGCGCAGGGCTGGCTCCGGAACGAAACCGCGGGGAAGATCTTCGCCCATCTCGTGAGCCAACTCGGCATCGAGATCGACGCTGCGGCGGAACTCCAGCCGGGCGCGGGCCCGCGCGGCGCGGCGCTCACAGACTATTCCCCGGCGAATCTCCAGCGGCTCCTGGCCCAGCTCCAGCGCGCCGGGAACGGCAACGGCGACAACATGAACATGCCGAAGATGCCGGCGCCGGGTGGGGCCGTGGCATGATCGGCCGCGCCCGCTTCGCCGACGTGCCGGTCGAGCGTTTCACAGCGCAGCTCGCCGAGATCCTCCTTCGCCTCGATGCGCTCCCCACCGCTGCCGTCCAAGCCATGCTAAGCGATCTGGAAACCGCACGGCAGCAGGTCGTCCGCGAAATTCTTGTGATGGGCGCCGCTGCGAGTCCGCGTGAGCTCATCGAACTCCAGGCGCGCATCAGCGATGTCATGTACCGCTTCGCGGACAAGTACGGCCTCATGCTCTCGCCGATCCAGGGGGCCGTGGCGCAACTCGGCAGTGCGCTAGCCGCCGAGCCCTTGGTCGCCAGCGGCCTCGCCCTCTGGGTGCCGCAGATCTCGCGGCGGCAGCTCGAAGTCGCGCGGACCTTTCAAGCGCTCCTGATCTCGAATCTCGCCGACGACGCGACGAACCAGATCAGTCAGGATCTCGGGCTGGCGATCCTCCGGGGGCAGAGTGTCTACGAAGCCTCGCAGGCGGTCGCCGGATCGCTCACGGGCACGGCGACCTTCGGCTCCATCGCCGCGCGCGCGGAAGCGATCACCCGGACAGAACTCGGCCGGATTCAGAGCGTGGCCACGCAGGGGAGCCTCCGAGATCTCCAGCAGCAGGTGCCGGATCTCCAGAAGCAATGGATGCACTCCGGGAATGCAGGGCCGTATCGCCGCACTGGGCACATCGTGGCCAACGGGCAGGTGCGTGACGTCGACGAGACGTTTCAAGTGGCCGAGATTGCGGGCGGGGAGCAGGAAGCGCTGCTCTATCCCCGCGATCCCTCGGCGAGTCCCCGGAACACGATCAACTGCGGGTGTGTCTCCGTTCCCTTCCGGGCCGCATGGGCGGCTGACCTCGAAGCGTCGCGTCAAGAGATCGCGGCGGCATAGGAGCGCGCATGCATCGATTCCGGAAAGTCAAAGCGGCGTGGGAGTGGGTGAAGGAGCAGCTCGCCTCGGATTCGCTCGACGCCAAGGTGATGCAAGTGCAGGCCGCGTGGGCCGCGCAGTACGGGGCTGGTTACGACGCGGGTATGGTCTGCGACGTCTATGAAGACCGCGTCATCGTCCGGAAGATGGACGGCGGCTTTGAAGCCTACCCGTACACGATGGCGGCCGACGGGACGATCACCTTTCAGGCGCCCGTCGACGTCGAGGTCGTCTACAACGAGATTTCCGAGGCGAGTGAGCTGGATGCCGTCACGCCGCGGGGGAAGAGTGGAACCATCTGGGAAGTCCGCGTGCTCAAGTTCGGCCGATCGCGCAATGGCTTTCTCTGGAGCCGCGAGGCCGGCGAGAAGCTCGCCCCCTTGCTCGCCTCGGCCCCCGTCGGCTGTTTCATGGACCCGGCCGGGGCGATGGGCCATGCCGACGCGCGCAGCGTGGCCATCGGCAACGGCCCGCTGATCCGCAACATCGTCGGCGATCTCCAGGCGCCGCGGGTCGAGGATGATGGCGTCTATGCCTCCCTGCACGTCCACGAGGACGCCGGGTGGCTGAAGCAGAAGCTCCTCGGGCTGGCCAACCGGGGCGTGGTGGATAAGGTGCTCGGGTTGTCAGTGGACACGCTGGCGGGGTACGTCCCGGTCCAGCTGCGGGAAGGCGCTGCGAAGGCGATCACCGAGATCAAGCGGCTCTTTTCCGTGGACATCGTCACGCGCCCGTCAGCCGATGGGCGCTTCATCCGGGCGACGGCGGGGCCGTTGCTCACCGAGGGAGACCAGGTCATGAATCGAGCGCAGCTCATTGCCCTGATTCAGGAGCACCGGCCCAAGCTGCTCGAGGGCCGCGTGGTGGAATCGCTGACCGACGACCAGCTCGCGGCACTCGTCAAGGAGGCGCTGCGGGAGCCGGTCGAACCGCCCAAGCCCGGGCCGGACCCCGAGCTCGACGTCAAGCTGAAGAAGCTGACGGCGCTCGAGCAGCGCCTGGCCATCCGCGAGAGCCAGGAGCGCGTCGCGGAGGCCGTCGACGCCACGGAGCTGCCCGATCCGGTCAAGGCGAAGCTCAAGAAGTCCTTCGCCGGCAAGGTGACCGAGCAGGCGGAGATCGACCTGGCGGTCAAGGACGAGATCGAGACCTGGGGGAAGCTCACGGAGTCCGGGAAGGTGGTAGGCCTCGGCGGGGTGAAGGTCGGCAGCATGATCGACCGGAAGGACAAGATCCAGGCTGGCCTGGATATGCTCTTCGGTGTGAGCCGGGAGTCGCTCGCCGAGAATCTCAAGAGTTCGCCGTTCAATCCCGAGGCCGTCTCGCGGATCATGGAGAGCTTCAAACCTCATGCGGACGCGGCCAAGGACCCGGGGTTGCGGTTCCGGGGACTCAAGGATTTCTACATCGAGGCCACCGGCGACAAGGATGTCACCGGCCGCCGTCCCGAACGCGTCTCGGAAGCCACGGTCGTGACGACGGACTGGGCTGACGCGCTCGGCAATACGCTCTACCGCCGACTGCTGGCGACCTACGCGGAGCAGAACTACAACGAGCGCTCGATCGCGCGCTTCGGCAACGCGCCGGACTTCCGGACGCGGGAAGTGGTGCACCTGGGGTACTTCGGGGATCTGTCGACCGTGGCGCAGGACGGGTCCTACACGGCCATCACGAACCCCACCGATGACAAGGTCAGCTACGCCGTGGCGAAGCGCGGGAATCTTTTCACGGTCTCCCTCGAGACGATCAAGAACGACGACCTCCGCGCGGTCCAGGAATCCATCTCGCGCCTCGGCCGGGCGGCCCGCCGGACGCTGGCGGCATTCATCTGGAACTTCTGGCTGTCGATCCCGAACGGCTCCGGCGGCGGATTCGGGGCCCTCTTCGACATCGATTCCGCGGCCTGGTTCGACTCCACGGATGGCAACGGGCGAGGCCTGCACTCCAACTACGGGACGACGGCGCTCACCTCGGACTCCACTGGCGCCGCCGAAGTCATGACGCTGATTACGCGACTCGGCAAGATGAAGGAGAAGGATTCCCTGAAGGTCCTCGGCCTGCCGGCCATGACCGATCTCTGGCTGGATGTGCCGCTGGATCTCTGGAGCGTCGCAAACCTGCTGAACCGGACGCCGTCCTTCTCAACGACGGTGGCCAACCCGATCTACCAGATGTTCGGTCTGAACAATGAACGCATCAACGTCAACCCGCTCTTCACGGATCTGACTGACTGGGGCGTCCATGTGGATCCCAGCCGTGGGGACCGGGAGTCTATCTGGGTCGACTTCCTGGATGGGCGTGAGGAGCCGGAGATGTTCGTGGCGGATCTGCCCACGCAGGGCTCGCTATTCACGAACGACCGCATTGACTGGAAGATCCGGCACATCTACGGCGGTGATCTCTTGGATGTCAAGGGCGCCGCGAAGAACATCGTCGCCGGGTAAGAGAGAAGATGAGCGGAGCGGCCGAGCGCATCCGGTCGCTCCGCTCCTCACCATGACCATCGTCATCGTCGGCGCGATGTTGGCGCCCTGGTTATTCCTGCTCACGGCGCGCCGCGGTTGGCACGTCTGGGCGCGCAACGCCTTTGTCCGCGGCGCCGCCGTCATGGGCGCCGGCGCCGCGGTCAGTGTGGAGCCCTTCATGGCCCCGCTGGCTCTCTCCGTCCTGCTGCGCTGGACGGATGTCAGTCGTCTCGTGCCCGTGATGATCTGGGCGGCGATCTTCGGTGTCTGGTTCCTCGGCCTCGCCCTGGGGCCTTCAGGGCTCGTTGCAGCGGCCTGGCTGACCCTTGCTCTCGTGAATGTGGGCTTCGTGGTTCTCCAGTGTCTCGGGCAGCGGGTCGCGGTCCCGGCCTGGCTGGCAGACGGCGTTGACAAGATGGGCGAGGGGGTCGGCACGTTCGGCCATCGGACGATGTGCGCGGGCTTCCTGGCCCTGGTGCTGCCCCTCTGCTGGCTCATCCCAGCCCCTTGGCGGTGGCTCCTGGTAGCGCTTCTGGGACTCGGCCTGTGGTTGACCTCCTCCTGGTTGGCCTGGCTGGCCACGCTGGGGGCCCTTCCCGCGCTGATCCCAGCCCTCTGGCTACCTTTCCTTGGTTTGGCGCTGCTCGCTGTCCTGGGGGGCTGTGCGGCCCTCTGGGCATGGTCTCGGGCCCCCGGTTGGTATCACCTCCTGATGCGGCCCATCGAGCGCTGGACTCTTCGGGGGGCCTCGCTGGACAGCGTCGTCCAGCGCCTGGAGGTCTGGCGGGCCTACGGCCGCGTGTGGCGGCGCTGGCCGAACTGGTTGCTTGGCCGCGGGGATGGGTCGTCCCACGAGGAAGCCGTCCAGGTGCAAGCGGGGGTACAGCATCGGATGGTCGGCTATCCCCACAACGAGATCGTGAGCCTCGCCTACGAACACGGGCTCTTCGGCCTCGCGGCCCTCGGGCTCTTCGCGTGGCGAGTGGTGCCGGCGCTCCACGCCGGCGATCCCTGGAGCGCGATGGTGATTGCTGGGGGCGTCCTCATGCTCGGGATGCACACCGCGCACATCGCACCACTCGGCGGAACCTGGTGGCTGGCCGCGGCGATGGTGGCGGGGCGATGAAGCTGACGCCAGGTAGAGTGCTTGGCATTCTTCACGGCTCTGCTTGGTTCCTGGTTCTCGTGTACCTGGCGAGGCTGGAGGGCTGGCGACTCTGGGTAACATTTGCGGCGCTGATAGTTTTCGGTGCATCTGTAGACTGTGTAGCTCACAGGTACGTCGGGCTACGGAACGGCCGATGAACTGGCTCGCGCGCCTCATGATGCACATCCGCCGGCCGAAACCCCTCCTCCCTCCGGAGCTGGCGTGGCGAGTGGAGATTATCTGCTCCCATGGCGGGATGATGGATGTGTTCCCGTCCAATTACGACGGCCTCAAGCCCGATGCCGAGCTCTATGTCGCCTGCGCGCAACTCTGCGTTGAGGCGGCGAAACGGAACGGCATCATGCCGGACATCCTGCTGAGCGCGCTCGCGCATAAGTACCTGAAGCCCACGGTCGGCCATCTCTCAGGGAAGAAGCTCATTGTCGCTCGCTGACGTGCAGCTCCAGGTCGCCACGTGGATTCAGGACACGGCGGGGAAGCTCTCGTCGACGGACCGGGATCGCGCGATCGCCGGGGCCGTCGACATGTATTCCCGCCACCGGCCGCGGCTGAAGCAGGCCACCCTCACCGGCGATGGCGCGGCCTTCGACTTCTCGGTGCCAAGCGATTGGATGGACGGCATCTCCTCGATCATCGCGATTGAGAACCCGGTGGACCAACAGCGGCCGGAGTTCCTGGACGAGAGCGAGTACACCGTGCGCCTCGATCCGGCGACGGGACTCTCGAAGATCCGCTTTCTTGCCGACGTCCTGGACACCGGGGAGAAGGCCTATGTGACCTACGGGATCGGCCACGTCTTGACGACGGCGCTCGATACGATCCCAAGCGGCGATCGGGTGGCGGTGGTCAAGCTCGCTGCCGCGGGCTGCGCGACCCAGCTCGCCGCCCTGTACGCCCAGACCAGCGATCCGACGTTCGGCGCGGACACGGTCAACTACCGGACGAAGAGCCAGGACTACCTCGCGCTCGCCAAGGCGCTCGAGACGGCGTACCGCGAGCACGTGGGCGCCCTGGCTGGTGTCGCCGCGGCGAGTGTCAGTAGTGACCTGGACGTTGCGCTCCAGAACAACGCCGGTCTGCCCTTCTACCACGACGACCTCTCGCGATGATTAGCTACCAGATCACCGTCGAGGCGAAGGGTGGCCTGCTGACCGATCCGGCTATCGGGCAGCGGTTCGACCGCGAGATCATGGCGACGCTGGCGGAACTGGGCGTGCTCGGGCAGAACCTGGTCGTCCGTCGCACGCCACACGGCGTCAGCTCGGGTGGCGGTGGGCTCCGCGGGTCCATCTTCACGGAGGCGCACGGGACGCCACTCGGGCGTGGGCAGCGCATCGCCTCAAGCGTTTACTACGCTCCGATCGTCGAGCGCGGGCGGCGCCCGGGTGGGCGTCATCCGCCGCCCGGGCCGATTCTGCTCTGGGTCGTGCGCAAGCTCGGCAAACGCGGAGCCGAGGCCCAGCACGTGGCCTTCCTGATCGGGCGGAAGATCGCCCGGCGTGGGACCGTCGGCGCGGGCATGTTCGCGCATGCTCTCGTGGATCTCCGCCCGCTCGTCCAGTCGCGGTTTCAGGCGCTCGTGAACCGGATCGGGGAGATCCTCAAGTGAGCCTCTCGGCCATCCGGGCCTCCCTCAAGGCGACGATCCAGACCGTTCCGAACGTCGGCGTCGTCAACGACTTTGAGCCGGCGATCACGCGGGATGAGGATCTGACGACCTACTTCGTCGATCCGGCGCTCGACTACATCCTCGGTTGGAGTATGACCCGCGAGACGACCGGCGAGCGGGACGCCTCCTATGCCAGCGATTTCGAGGATCATCTCTTCGTCCTCCGTGCCTATCGCGCGGTCAAGAACGCGGACGCGTCGGAAGCAGAACTTCAGGATCTCGTCGAACTGGTGCGGACGGCCATCCGCGCAGAGGAAGGGCCGTGCTGGAACGGCTCGGTGCAGTTCGTGGGCCACCCGCAGGTCCGGATCTTCGAGGCCCGCATGTTTGGTGCGGTCCTCGTCCACTACTGCGAAGTCACGGTGCTCGTGACGGAGCACGTCACCGTCCCCTAGCGGGACACGGAGGGCATCATGGCGAACCTGACAGTGCCGCGCAGCCGGCGGATGGTGGTCGCGATGAAGGTCGAGTCGACCTATGGCACCGACGCCTTCGGCGGCTCCTATCTCGCGGCCAACATCGTGCCTGCCTTCAACATCAGCCCGGCGATCACGCTCGAGGAGATCGAGAACCTGGCGCTCTCCGGCGACATCGGGCGGCTCCCCAGCGGGATCGGCCGCGAACTGGCCGGGGTCACCTTCGAAATGTTCATCCGTGGGGCCGGCGCTGCATACTCGGCCAGCGTCAAGCCGGAGGCGGACAGCGCGTTGCAGGCCTGCGGCCTGAGTTCCACATTCAGCGGCGGCGCCGGCGCGGAGATCGTCACTGTCGACCCGGTGGCCACTCCCTCTTCCTACACGATCTACATCGTGCAGGAGAATGGCTCCACGCTGAAGATGGGCGGCTGCTTCGGCGACGTGGACTTCACCATGCGGGCGGGTGGGATCATCACCGCGCGCTTCAGCTTCCAGGGGATGCTCCTCGGCGAATCGGACGTGGCCTTCGTGGCGGGCACGATTGCCGGGACGCCGGCCTATCCGACGGTCAAGTCCGCGGCCTTCCAGATCGATACCGACAACTATGCGCCGCGAATCGGGACGATCGGCTTCCGGATGGGTAATGTGCTCCAGGCCGTGCCGTCGGTCAACGCCGTGGGTGGTGTGGCCGGGTTCTTCATCGCGGATCGCCGGCCGCTGTTCACGATCGATCCAGAGGCGAATTCGATCGCGACGCACGACTGGTTCACCGACCACAAGGCCGGCACGCTCATGGATGCCAGCTTCCTCATCGGGAGCGTGCAATACAACAAGCTCCAGTTCAAGTTCAACGCCTCCCTGGCGGCGGGCTTGCAGATCGTCCAGCGGTCCTGGGGCTCGCGCGATGGGCTCACGTCGTTCCCGACGACCCTGCTCGCGACGATCAGTGCAGGCCAAGATGACTTCAGCCTGATCTTCAGCTGAGAGAGGCGCATGGAAATAAAGCGCTGCAAGAAGTGCGGCGAAGAGAAGCCCCTGACCGAGTTTTATAAGGGGCGTCTGAATCGCGGTGGCTACATTCCTCGATGCAAGTCCTGCATCAAGGCGGTGATGGCGGCGTTCTATCTAAAAAACAAAGACCGGATTCTATCTAGAAGCATGGCCTGGGCGAAGACAAATCATGTCCACGTTGCTGCATTGGCGATGGTTCGTAACCGTCGCCGTGGTGTGAAACCGAAGCGCGTGTTTGCCTCCGAAGAGGACAGGATGGCGGCTCGTGGTGATTACAAGCGGGTCTACGTAGAACGATACCCGGATCGTGTCAATGCCGCGAAGGCCAGCTATGCGGCGAGGTTCCCTGAACGGATCAAGGCTTTTCTTGCTACCGCGACGGCTCGCCGCAGGGCCGCTCCTGGTGTCGTGACTGGAGCGGAATGGAAATCGCTCCTCATATTCTATGAACATCGATGCGGCCAATGTGGAGCGTCGGGCGAGAAACTGACCGTCGACCACTTCATCCCGATCATCAAGGGTGGTCATCATTCGTGGGACAATGTCTGGCCACTCTGTCTCAAGTGCAATCTTCGGAAGGGTACCCGTATGCCGCTAGAAGCGCACCCGCCGCACGTCACCGAACGACAGGAGGCCGCATGTCAGGCCCAAGCGTAACCAGTCACTCCAACGGGGGGCCCCCAGCCCGCCTCGCGACCATCGCGGAGATCCTCGCCGCCTCCGAGACACACATCACGCTCCCTGGCCTCTCGGCCACGGTAGGCGAAGCCTGTTCGCTCAAGGTTCGGAAGCTCGCCCGTGCGGAGTTCTTGCTGTGCCTCCCGCCGAATCCTCCCGGCTCCGAGTCCTGGGACCGGGAGGACTGGGCGGCGAAGGAGGCGGCCTGGCTCGAAACGCTGCCGCCCGAGATCATCGAGGCCCGTCGGCGCACGCTGGCGGAGCTCAATGTCAAGGTGGTGGCGATGGCTTCGCTCGATCCTGCGCTGACCATGGAGCAAGCATTGCGCTTGGGTGACGATGCCCTTGTGGCGGCAGCGGCGATTTTGCGATTCTCTGGAATCACGTCAGAGGCAAAACATGGAATCACGTCAGAAGTAAAGGAAGAGGAGTCCGCGGCCGGTGTTGCCTGATTTCCTCCTGCCTATCACCCTGCCCACCGGGGCGGTTTCGCTCCTCGCCCGGGATGTGACCGTGGCCGAGTTCTTTCACGGCTTTCCGAATTCGGCGCCGGCCATGCCCTGCTATGCGAAAGAGACGCCGGAGGGCCAGCAGGCGATTACGGCGGCCCTCGAGGGGTGGGCGGATGCCCTGCTCACGCGCGTCGTGCTGGCTCCTTCACTGCCGCTCTGGGTGGTTCAGCGGATGGGCCGCGCGCGCGATGACGCGCTGATGCCCTACCTCCGGACCGTGGGATGGATCCCCGGGGGCGCCTCGGCGGACCCTGCGCGCGCCCTCGACCCGTCATCTCCGCCAGCGGACACGCACACGTGGGCTCGCATGGAGGCGGCCTGGATCGTGAGCCTCCCGCCCTTTACGACGGTCCCCGCCGAGAACATCAAGGCGGCGATCAAGCTCCTGGCGAGCAAGTGCCGGACGGCGCCGCACGTCGTGTGGACCGGGTGGCGGATTTCTGAGTTCTTGTTCGACTGGCGCATCCTGCTCCAGGACGATCTGCTCAAGCGGGGCGGGGCCGCGGCATCGGATGGCGATGAGTTCCTTCGGGCTTCGGGGATCGAGGACGAGTGATGGCTGACAACACCATCGGTATCAACATTACCGCGACGAACACGACCGGTCCCGAGTTCGAGAAGATCCGCGCGCTCACGAAGATGATGGGTGAGACGGTTGCATCGGCGTCGAAGAGCATGGGCGAGGGCTTCGGCCAGGTCTCGCGGGTGACGCGCGCGCTCGCCGCCGATGTCGGCTCGTCACTGAACCCGACGCTGGGTGCGATGGTCGGGAATCTCGGTCTCGTGGCGCGCGGCGCGGGCTCGATGGGTGCGGCACTCGCGGGCGTAACGGCGGTCGCCGTCGTGGGCGCGGTCGCGCTCAAGGGCTATTTCGATTCGGTGCTCAATGCGGCGGAGGCGCAAGCCAAGCTCAACATCGCAGTCCAGAGCTTCGACATCGCCTCGACACAGCAGGCGATGCTGGCCGCCTCGATCGAGCTGGAAGCCTATGCCGAGCGCGCGAAGACCTTCGGCGGGCGGCTCCGGAATGCGTTCGGCGACCTCTCGGATGCGCTCGGGATCACGCGCTCCGCGATGCAGGATCTCCAGGCGGCGGCCGCCGCCACGGCGCTGAATCTCCCGCTGGCCCAGGCGAAGAGCACGACAGAGGCGCTCCTCCAGCAGGTGCAGGCCACGATTCAGTTGCGCGGGATGCAGCTGGGTAAGGCTGAGGTCCTCCAGGATGAGGAGGAATACCTCCGGCTCGTCAAGGCGATCAACCAGGAGTTGAGCGCCCAGTTCAGCCTGGAAGAGCGGAATCTCCGGATCAAGGCGCAGCAGGCCATCGGCGCCGCCGGCGCCCGCAACGCCTCGCCCGCTGAGATCGGCATGATCGAGGGGCGCCTGGACAAGGACATCAGTACCCTGGCCACGCGCGCCCGCGTGGCGTTCGAGGGCCTCGAGGAGCAGCGGCGCCGGGTCAGGATGGGGCGTTTCGCCGCCGAGCTTCAGACGGCCGTCGCCGGTGCGAATCAGGCAGAAATGGGATTCACCGGCGTCAGCCCGGAGGATGCGGCGCTCGGGGTGCGGCGCGCCGCGGCCGGCGCCGAGCGGCTGCTCGCGATCGACCAGGCGCGCGTGAATGTCCTCCGCGAGCAGGGGGCGCTCACGGACGCCCAGCGGCTCTCGCTCGAGATGGCGGCGGTCGAGGCGGAGCGCCAGCTCAAGGTGCAGCAGGCCGGGTTCGATCTGGACAAGCAGGCGCTCGCCAACATGGAGGCCAGCGTACGCACGGCGGAGATCGTGCGGGCGGGACGCGAGCAGAACGAGCCACTCGCGGGCCTGGCAGCGGGCTTCCGCCTCGCGGCCGACGAAGCCGAACGCTCGGGCGCGATCATGACGACGTTCGCGCAGCAGACGGCCAGTAACATGCAGCGGGAGTTTTCGGACGGGTTCTTCAGCGTCATCACCGGCGAGTTCAAGAAGCTCCCGGACATCGGGCGACAGTTCGGCCTGGCCATGGTCCGGAGCCTCACGGATGCCTTAGCGACGATGGCGACGGCGCCCCTCTTGCGCTCGCTCCAGCAAGGGCTCGGTTTCGGCGGCGGTCAGACCTTCGTCCGCGGCCTGGGCCTCCTCGGCGCGGGCATGAGCCCGGGCGGTCTGGTCGAGGTCGGTGGGCAGCTCTTCCAGTCCGTCGCCGCGGGCGGTGGGCAGACGGTGCTCGTGCCGATGGCGGCGGGTTCTGCGGGTGGCGCCAGCGTCGCCGCCTCCATGGCGGGCATCGGGGGCCGAGCGGCAGGCGGCGGCACGGGCGGCACCGGTGGTTTCCTGAGTCTCTTCAGCGATGCGGGCTCCGCGCTCCGGGCGTTCCTCAACACGCCGCTCTCCTCGGTCGCGCCCTCGCTCTTCGGGGCCAGCACAGTCTCGGCCGGGGCCGCGTCCGCAGAGATGGCCACCGTGTCGGCGACCAGTGCCGAGATTCAGGCGATGGCGGGAGGCTCCGGTGCGACGATCGGGACCGCGCTCGGTGCGACGGCTGCCCTAGCGGGGCTAGCTTTCACGATCTACGGCGGGCTGT